CCCATAGCAACATCAAAGTTCAAAGCGATTTTCATTTCCTCACCAGGGCCAATATCACGATCTGAACCCAGGTCGATAATATTAGTCGAAGCCGCATCAGCCGTTACAGACTGAGCATCGGAAAATTGAAGATTGTAATCAATAATCATTTATTTACTCCTGTGTTATCCGATTAGCTTACTGCTGCTTCGGTGTTTAAAATAGCGTCATTCCTTCTGAACGGTATTCCATCAAAAGACATTACACGCTTCCCAGCTACCTCATCCATAGACAGACGAACATTACTCGTGTTAGTAATTTGGCGTCTTAGGATTGAAGAGATAGTGCGGTTGCCATAGAACACACAACGACCAAGATTTACATTTGGAAGTTTCTCTACCGCTTGTACCATTAGATCAACTAATTCAGCAGATGAACCTGAAGCATCTTTAGTTAGATTTGATACATCGATGTTCGGGATACGAACAACATAGCGCCAATCTCTTAGTGACATACCGATGTCCCACTTGTAGTGAGTTCTGTAGCCCTGGTACTTACCACTTGCAGCATCTTCCAAAGTCACTTCACCGAGGTCTTGATGTTTCAGACCCGCTTGTGAACCTTTAGGGTAGATACCATGACAAGTGTTAGGCCCCCAGCACACCAACCAAATCGATGTGTTGTCAGAACCTGAACCACCACCCACGATGATGTTGTCACCTGACTCAGCAGATAGTGAGCTGTAACGCGGCGCTAATCCCATGAATTTCTCAGGGTCAGTTCCAGTATCACCATAGAACAATGTACTCGCCATTGTTTGGTTCATAGACTCTAGGAATGCTCTGTCCTCAGAAAGACGGAAAGAAGCGGTGTTACCATTTAGATCAGCTAACGCCTTATCCACTTCAGCATACGCCTCAAGCATACCCGCTGTATCAGTAATCTGAACAGTTGTACTCTTTGAAGGCTGAACACCATAGTTGAGCTTACGCCAAGTTGAACTTGGTAGTCCTGAACGGACTGTTGTTTTATGACCAGTAGGTAGGTTGCCTTCGAGGAAAGTCATATCGTCTAAGACTTCATTCGTCTCAGCTAATAATTCCACGATAGTATCAATCTTACCATCCGCATCATACCTTTTAGCTACATCAGCTAAAGTAGGATTTGTAGTTGACAATACTGCCATTGTTATACTCCTTTAAGTATTATTATTAATTTTGCATTGATGGATAAAGGACAGCTTCACGCGTTAACTGACTTGTTGTAGTTCCTCCCACAACAACTGAGTCTTCGCTGATTGCCTTACCAACACGATGTAAAAATCGTATCATTTCAGGATGGTTTCCCAGCCCTGAGCTATCAAGCATCTCATTAAACTCGGATGTCCCAAAGCTATCACGCGCCTTAACTGCTACTGAAATACTCTCATCAAACTTATCGTTACCGTATTCAGAATCAGCCTTAGCTTGTTCTACCCAGGACTTCTGCTGCTCAACCCATTGATCCATTTCAGCCTCTTTCATTTTGGCCACCATGTCCACACCTCTTTGAGCTTGGTCTTGTGTTAAGCCATTCTCTTTTGCAAAGGTATGATAATCATCGAGCGTATCATTATTTATATCAAAGTTTTCAGGCAAGTCGAATGTCTCATATTCCTCAGGCGCTCCCGCTACCTCAGTCTCTTCTTGTCCTTCTTCTTTATTAGCAGCATTACTCTCCGTTGACTCAGTTGCCTCTGTTGAAGCTTCTGTTGTCTCTGTTGAGTTTTCTGACTGCTCTTCATTAGTTGCAACTTCAGGCGTCTCCGCCGTTAGTATTGTTTCCTCTTCAGCCATTTGAATCTCCTTGTTTAAGGTTTTCTTTTAACATCAACACATATTGATCTATATCCGCTGATGCCACTTTATCCAACAACCATAATCCTATATTGCGTTCACCCTCGTGAAGACTCATTACATTACTATCGCTATTGAAACTGGTTTGATACTGTCCTGTTCTCTCCAGGATTTTGTAAACAATGCGTCTACCCCATTGCTTACCTAGCAGTAACTTAATATCTGCCAGTTCAGTATCTAATTTATTCTTTTCTTTTTGTTTCGCATTCTTGACATTGGTCTCATCCGATGCGTTATATTCTTTAGTCATATGGATTCATAGTTGAACTATCTCATACTTTCTGCAAGTTAATTGTTGTTGGCCTCGTTTGCATCTTCCAAAGACAGATTAACAAAGCCACATTCCTGTAAAAACTCCAGGGTAATCAGCATTGATGAATGATGTAGTTGGTTCTCAGGGTGTGGCTCCATGTACTGTAAATTGGTGACCGCATCTATCGCATCATCAATACTGACAACCATTACTGAATACCTCCAATGATGTCTGACAATACATTGTTGCCACTTGTATCCGCATCACTCATCACTTTGGCTGCCTGAGCGCCCTGGTTCAATTGCTCCATTTGCATTTGCTGTTCCATTTGTGCAGCTCTCTCTTCTCTGACTTGCTGAACAATATCATCAGGAACCACAATCTTAGGTGGTACGCCAAGCATTTCAGCGTACTCATCAACACTTTGATCTGCATCAAACTTATCTAGGACATCAGGTTTAACTCCCGCCATGTTGCCAATAAATCCAGCGAGTCTCTCAATGGCTCCTGTGCCAATGGCTTTCTGAGCCTGGGCCATCACCGAGATGTATTCCACTTTAAGCGTCACACCCGCTAACTCTTCAGGAGCGGGCGGTAATAATTCGTTACGCGCCATAATGTTAAAGGTTCTATCAATGAGTGGATTCAGCAGCTCAGTATGTAGTCTCTCTAATACTGGCCCTAACATCAGTAACTTCTCTTCATGTCTCTCGTCAATCTCTCTCGCAGTAATCTGCCTCCTGTCTGACTGCGTCATCATTTGGAAGAGATCACTATAGAAGCCTTGTTGAATTCTGTATTGTGTTTCCTGAATGTCTTGTTGAAGCTCTGCGAGTCTAGGGTTAACCTCATAAGTCGGTCTGAATCCGCCCTGGGTTCCTTGCATGGTATCCACATAAGTCACTCCACCAGGTAACACACTAGCTGATTGACCTCGAAGGGATGAAGGGGCCTGGAGTGGTGGGTTCACCATCTTATCAATACCCTGAGCTTTTCTCTTTTGCTCAATCTGTAAAGCTTTAATATCTCCCAGGACATCCATACCTGGAGACCTTCCATAGATGTCAACGCCTGTGACATGCCAACGCGGTGCTAGGATTGGAAACTCTTCAAAGCCACTCTCTAAGAGTTTGCGCTCATTCTTACTGGCCTTCTCGACATAGCATGAATGGTAAGGCATATTGAGGTTATCTTTCTTGTTATACTCACGCGCTGAGTTAGGCTCAATCACATGCAGTATCTCTACCCACTTATCCAGCTGTCCACTCTTAAACATGGTTTGAACAGCATCACTACAATTGTCTAGGCCAAACTGCTCTACCACCTGGGCAACAGTCATATTGAATTCACGATAAAAGGTATCGACCTGGAGCCTGTGCGATTGTGCTATGCCATACTCACCTACAGTAAATGGATAACAACGAATAACATCATCAAAGTCTTCACTAATGAGTAATGCGCCTGTACCAAAGACTGCGAGTTCTTCATAAATAGTCTGTAATGAATTGTAGAGATTAGATCGTGAGAAGATGTCTCTCATTTTCTTTTCAACAGCAAACAGCCATTGCTTGACTTCTGACTGCTCCATGAGTGCTGAGTCAGGTGTTGCGAGTCTGAACCAGGGTCTTGCGGGCGAGGTAATACCACTCATCATTCCAGCAGATAAAGTTCTGACCGCCATTGATCCAGTTGAGTCAATGATCTTGCTGTTCTTCTTTGAACCATCATTACTCTTCGAGGTTAGGAATCGTCCTCGCCTGGGCATAATAAACTCACTCAGCTCTTCCCAATGTCCGAAGTAAGTAGAACGCTCATCCTTGATGTCCGTCCATCGTCTCATATAATCCATTGTCTTTGCCACTACTAACTCCCTAATATGGTTTTCTTGTTTGCTTTGTTGTAATTGTTAAGCGCACTCATAATTGTTTTGCCACCCTGGACTGCTGAAGTATTTGATTTACTTTTACTTTGCGTTGCTGCTTGCTTAGAACCATAGCTATCCGCCCTTCTTATTGTGTTGCGGTCTGCTGTGTTTTGGTTTGTAACGGCTACTCTTTGCCCTTGCGGTGTTGCAGCATCACTATGCGGATTAGCTGCATTAACTGCCTGACTCGATGTCTTTATTGGCGGTCTATAGCCACCCGCAGCAATGTCTGCTGATGATTGTGGGCCACTTCCACCTCCTCCGAAAAAACACATACTAAGCTCCTAACAAAGTTTTCTTTTGAATATTCGCTTCAGCCATTAACCCTCTTGGCCCTGTCAGTATGGTTGACTTGCGACCTTGTAGTTGAGCTGCTGCTACCTTCTCACCCCTCCTTGCTGCTTTAACTGCTGCTGAAGCCTGGGTTGGCGGAGCGGCGGGCGGGGCAATTGCGGCTGGGGGTGGTGGCGGTGGGGCGGGTCTTCTACTACTACACATAATATCTCCTAATTGAATGGATCATAATCAGCCAATACGGCTTCTTCTTTAAAGCCAAAGTGGCCTAGCTTCTTGGCTGCTACTGGGTAAGAAAATGTCAATGCCAGGGCATCGCCCAGGTCAGGTGACCTTCCACCTCTCTTCTTGATGTCATCCTTACTCTCAAGCTGTAGTCGATTACCTGAATCGAACTTGTAAAGGGGTACACATAAATCTGTTTTTAAATCGGTATGGTTGGGTAAGGCTCCACCATCATCAAGCCATATGCGAATGTTGTCCCACATCTCTGAGCGCTTGTTGTTGTAGGTTGGACTCAATGCTTTACCACCAAAGTTAACTTCCGTAATGAAGTAACCAAGCTGCCTGAGTCTATCAATCACACCTTCACCTCTTCCTGAATCAATGAAGACTGCATCAGGCTCCCACTCGTTAATCGTTTGAGCCACCATGCCAGCGAGTGTCATATTGTCAATGTCATCAAATATCTTTGGCTCGAAGGCTGCAAGTCCCTGGCGTTTCTGTATCACACTCCTGTCACTACCAAAGCGAGCCACATCCACTCCGAGTATCCTTGCTGAACCTGTAATGTCTGCCTCAGTCATTTTCTTTGCAGCAGCATCAGTCACCTTATCAATCGTGATTAAAGCGTTATCCATCGAAGCGCTAAAGTCACATAAGAACTCACGCCTATATTGATTCTCATCCATCGTCTTGCGAGCCATTCGTATCTCTTCATCATCCAAGATGTCAGTCTCATCAACGCGATACATCCCCGCATACCATTCAGGGTCTTTCTGAGCATACTGATAAAGATCATAGAATTGATTCAGTCCTTTCGGCGTTCCAATAAATAAGCACCAGCCCTTGTGATGAGAGTCTGTTAACGCGGGACGAATAATCTCAGGCCAGGTCTCAGGTCTAAAGTCAGCTATCTCGTCACACACGACTCCGTCAAAATATAAGCCACGCATAGCCGTTCCATTGTCACTTCCGTAGAGTCTTATCTTGGCTCCATTCGTAAATGTAATAGAGGTCTCTGATTCATTTGCAATCGTTCCATGAATAGGCAACGCAAACTGTTTAAGATAATCCCAGGCTACTTGCTTGGCTTGTTTCTGAAAGGGGGCCACATATCCAAACCTAAGGTTCTCTCTATCAGTTGATATGGCTGCATCAATCAAAGTGGCAATTGCAAGAAAAGTTTTACCAAAACGCCTGTGACAAACTAATACTGAGAATCGTTTCAGCTTCTCATGTATCTCTGCTTGATACTTGTGAGGGTTATAAACTAATTCTACTTCAGCTTTCATCGTAACCTGGTTCGTCCTGTTCACCTGGGTAGTGTGGAATCTTTGACTTCACAATAACAGTCGTGATCCCTTCATTCTTTACTTCTTGCTTATCAGCCCACTTGAATCGATTCTTCATATTCATGTACCAGCCTGTGTAATTAAACTCTCTATCTTTCAGGCTAATCCTTCCCTGTTTTTCCCACCAAGCTTGAGATAATCTGACACCCCTTTTTATGGAGTCCGAAAACTCTTGGTGTTCTTCCTTCCATCGATAGAATGTATCTCTTGAAATATCCAGGTGACCAATCACTTCATCCTGACTAGCTCCCTCTTTCATCAGCTCGATAACCGTCTCACACATTTCCTTTTTGTACTTAGTAGGTCTTGCCATCTTGCTTCCCATTCTTTAGCTCTTCATCAATCATTCGATTAATGTACCAATTAGCCTTGCGTAATGCCTTAATTCCGCCCTTCTCGCCCTTCTCAGAGTATCGAATTGCATACTTAATCACATTGCCCATAAGAAAGTCACACTTAAAAGCAATCAACACATCACAAAGCTCTATACCCTTCCCGCTCTTATAGTAAGAGGGACTAATTTCTTTATCTTCAACCATAACTAATATCCTTTTCTTTTTGTAGGTCTTTTAGTCTTGGGTTTCTTCATTGGTTTTTTAGCCATGCTTAGACTATAACCCAAGTTCTGCAAGTTAATTGTTGTTAACATTCTTCATCCTCCTCAATGGGATCAAACATTTGTTCACACATATCTCTAATGCTGTTTAGACACCAAGTACAAAAGGTGACAGGAACGATTCCAAAGTAGCCCTGGACGCCGCCCTTTTCAGGATCATAATCACTACTACATAATGAACACTCTTTGCCAGGCTTTAGCATTACAGATGCATATGCCAAAGATAAGGAATGTAGCCCAGGATCAATCCCAGTAGCACTCCATCCCAAAATTTAGTTGGCTTTCCTTTGAAGTATTCAATGCCAAAATCTAAGCCAGGCTCGAAAGACTTTCGCTTCTTTAAATATTGCTTATTAAGATTGCGCCATTTTGCTGCTGGTAACCCTTCTCGAATTGTTACTTTTGAATCAGGTATTAACTTTTTCATATTGGTTCCTTTTCATTATTTAAAAATTTAAGCCTTAATTTACGAGTTCGGTAATTTGTTATGGCACTAATATTTGAAGGAGTACAATCAAACTTGCGAGCAATCTCTACAGCATTCATACCACGCTCTCGTAATGATCGAATCAACTCAACATCGTCATCTGTAAGCTTGGCGTTGTGATGTGTCTCCCCAATTCTCCAACCTGGCCCTCGTTGGGTCTTTCCTGTGGTAGAGAGCTTTATCCATTTACGCATCAATGGTTACTCCTTTTCATTATTCAAAAACTTTTCTTGCTGCCATTCCCACACCAGTTCGGCTGCGGTAATTAACTATCATCCAAATGTTCTGTG